AAGAAGTTTGCTGCATGATATAAAGAACCATATAAATATATAGAAGGATGACTGTTTAAAATATAATTTGAAGTTGCTGTATCGCTTAATGCTGCAAATCTTTTATAATAAGATAAATAACCAGTATAACTTGTATCAGGTGAAGGCCCAAATCTTAATGTTTCTGCAGCGTTATCACTTTGAATTGTATATGTTTTAGGTCTAGATGTTGTAGATCCTGCTCTAATATCAAACATTGTACTAGGTGTTACATATTTTAATGCAAATTTAGTACTTGATAACTGTATGTAAAGAGATCTAACTCCAATAAAACCTGTTGGTACTGCTACAGCTTCTG